TTCCAGTCACTCTCAGACGTAACCCGTCTCTTACCACCTCTAGGCTTACGTTTTTGTTGGAAATACTTTCTTCCGATGTATTGTTTACCCGACTTGATATTAGTAATGCAGTAGACGAAACCGAAGAAATCGCCAATATCATCAGAAGTGAAAGCTGTACCTTGGTAGTACCAGGGATTTTCATAATCTCCTTCCATCTCATAATCTTTATTAATTTTCTTTATTTAGATTATGTATAAAATTTTTATGACCCATATAAAGAATATCTTTCCTATTTGTATCTTCCCAATCAATACTTGGTAAGTGAGAAATATTTTTATATTGTTCAGACACAAGTTCTCGATCAAACCACTTTAAACCATAAAGTATAGGAATATAGTTTATCTCAGAAAACATACCCCATCTACAATGTATATCTTGTGCTAATGGAAATCTCATTCTCCATTTATCCAATAATTTTTGAAGAGAAGGAGTTATTTTTAAATCACATTTAACCTCTTTCCAAAAAGGAGTATCTTCTCTTTTTGTAAGATAATGTGCTTGAACATAATCAAATATATTATCAAAAATATTATTAACAGTTTCATTACATTCATCAACACTATTTGAAGGAATATAATGCACAAAAGCATACATCTGTTGAATAACACTACCAATAGCAGTTGCTTCTAATGGTTCAACAAAACTTTGAGATAATCCTACTGCATAACAATTCTTATGCCATGCCTTTTCTAATCTACCAGGATCAAACTTGAATGTTTTATTAACAGTTATTTCTTGCCCATATGCTTCTTCCATTTCTCTATGAGCTTGATACTCATCAATAAATCTATCACAAAAAACATATCCATTACCTGTTCTACCTTGAGTTGGAATCTGCCAACTCCAACCACAATCTCTAGCCGTTGATTTTGTGTACATATTATATTCTTCCATCTCATCAGTAGCAAATGCAATTGCAGAATTAAGAGGTAGATACTCAGAATAAGATTTCCATTTAACACCTAAAGTATTTTCCAATAAAATTCTCGAAAAACCAGAGCAATCAATAAAGAACTCTGCATCATATTTACCTTTCTCACCATTAAGTGAAATTATATTTCCAGTCTCTGGATGAACTATTGCACCTTGCAATTTATCATCAATGATTTTAATTCCTCTTTCTATACATTTTTCATTTAAAAAATCATTTAATGCTTTAGTATCAAAATGAAATTGATTTGTTGGAGAACTATCTAAATTATTGAAGTATGAAAGTGAAACTTTATTTTCCCAACTTCCATAATGATTCATTTCATAATTAGGTCTATTATATGCAACAACCTTCTGCATATATGGAAAATTATTTCCCACTAATGCCTGTGTAGTATTTGTGTTTATATTATGTACATAATCTTCATCAGACCAATTAGAAAAATAAACACCATGTTTAAATGTTGCTTTCGCTCTCAATATAAGTTCCATCTTATTAATTCCACAACTAGTGCAGAATCCAGCAAAATGTTCAGTTGAACTTTCACCAACACCAACAGTACCAATCTTCTCAGATTCAATAACCGTTATATTAATACTTGGGTGTGTAGATCTTAATATTAAAGCAGAAATATAACCAGCGTTTCCACCACCAACCACAATAACATTATTAATCATTAATATAGAAAATACTACCTTATATAGAAAGAAGATAAATATCTAATATCAGTATTATACTAATGGCAGTTTACGTCAATAATTTTACTATTGAAACTGGAGCATATTTCTCAAGAGATTTTTACTTAGATAATTCTGATGGAACTTCATTAGATTTAACTGGATATACTGCAAAATGTCATCTTAGAAAACATCCAAGTAATATAAACACAACTGCAGTATTTAATGTTGGATTTATTAATAGAACAGATGGACGTATTAGGATATCTTTATCATCTAAAGATACTAAAGAAATAAAACCAGGTAGATATGTTTATGATATATTATTTACAGATCCATCATATAAAAAAAGTATTGTAATAGAAGGTCAAGTTCTTGCTACTCAAGATATTTCAAAACAACCAATAAAAACGATATATGCAGAAAAATTTGCTGCACTACCTACTGATAGTCATGTAGGTTTAGATGGATCTACAGGTTATACAAATCTAAGTCCTAATGGAGATTGGGCAACAGGAATTGATCAAATATCAGATTATGGAGTAATCGCAATGGGTCATTGGCATAATGCATGTAATGATATGACAACCCTAACAACACATCTTCAAAATTCTGATTATATAAACAAAATAAATGCATATTTAAGAAATGGGGGAGTTGTATTTTATATTGGAGAATATGTAAACTGTGGTAATACTGAACATCATAATGATAGATTAGCATTACTAGGTACAGAAATAAGACTTAATTCAGTTTCTCTGGGTGCTGGTGTTGGAAATTTACAAATAACAAATAATATATTACCAGCACAATGGCAATTTGATGCAACAAATACACTAACAGGTGGTACTGCATTATATACATTTGATGGATTCACTGATCCTTCAATATCATTTGAAAGAATAGAAAATGGAGCTATAGTAGTTGTTGGAGATAGTAATGGAACTACCAAAAATCCTACTAATTGGTATGAAGGAATGAGATCACTAATATTTGAATAAATAATTAAATGGCAGTATACACTCACAACCTAACAATAATCAGTGGAGCAGATTATAGTCAAGACTATGATATGCTTGAAACTGGTGGTGGAACTATAGATTTAACAAACTATACTGCAAAAGCACAACTAAGAAAACATAAAGGAAGTGCAACTGCTGTTAGTTTTACAGTAGGATTTCCTAATAGACTAGAAGGTAAGATAAATATGTCGATTCCTAGTTGGACAACTGGGAACTTAAAAGAAGGTAGATATGTATATGATGTTCTTTTTACTAAACCAGGTGGTAAAAAGGAAATAGTTTTAGAAGGTAGAGTTCATGTAAGAGCAGGTATTTCAACTGGTTGTGATTTCTCAAGACCAACTAGTGCTCAACGTCTTTGTATTGCAGTTATTGATGAAAGTGATTCTCAATCAGTTTCTCACTTTTCAACTAAATGGGAAGAATTTAGAAACACATATCCAAATAGAACATTCTATCTTTTACAACCATCAAATGTTGGATTTGGTGTAAGTGTAGATAATTCAACTTACAATACCCTACGTTGTCCTGATAATTTCCTTTCGGAAACTACTGTAAATATACCACCTTTAATATAATGCCAGAATATAATTCACCTATAGCTGTTGGTTTAGCACAACCATCACCAATGCTTCCTTTAACTAAATGGGCTCCAGTAACTGGTAATATTAGTCAAGATCCAAGTACTTGGCAGTATGGGGGAACCAATAATTATCCAGCACCGTTTAGAAGTTTTTATCAACAAACACAACAAAATACATATTCACTAGGACCATATGCAAGAAGAATAGATAATGGTTTATCAGGTAGAATTAAAGTGAGTGTTGTTGATTACCCAGGTGAAATGGGATTTGTTCAACAATGTTGGTATGATTTTCCAAGAGGAGCATTTGATACAGACAATAATGGAGATCAATATCCACAAAATAGAGAATTTTGGGCTCAATCAGAGAAAGCGATAATAGTAGTAAAAGATTTAATGGGTAGTGGTGATATTGTTGTTCAAGTTGCAATATCAAATAGAACTGCTGCTGATCCAAATGTATGGTGGTTCCTATCACCGATGAGTGGTCGGGTTGCTAATCATGTTCATGCTGTAATCAATGTATTTACAGGTCAAGGATTCAACGGTATGCCTGGTGACACTAGCACTTGCGGAACAGGTGATTCAAGTGGTCAGCAAAAAGGTAGTTTAATTGATCTATCTTTCTCGGATGGAAATGGATGGGGTGGTTTTGGATGGCTTTTTGCAGCAGGAGGTTTAGCTGATAATATATTTGGAGGGATGTTTAATGCATTAACTCCTGCTGCACAAGCAGCTGTCGGTCCAGAACTTGATGATTCTAATAGACAAAATACTCTTGCTGGATGGATAAATGATCACCTTACTAAATTAGGAGATTTTCTTGATAAACTTAAAGATAATGCTGAATTACAATATACGAATGATCTAGCAGATAGAGAGGAATGGAATGAGAGGGCAGTAAGAATAATAAAAGCAGTAGGAACAGCAGCTGATTTAATGATCAATGGATGGTTTATTCCCAATTTACTTCAATCAACATCAAATAGTCAGTATGGAGATAATACATTAGGAACAACTGCAAATCCATATAAGTGGAGACCATCAGATGAGTTTCAGGAAAGATTAGCTTGGAGTATGAAAGTTGATAGTAATACTGGTCTTCCTAGTGGTGATACAAATTTTGATGGTGTAATTGATGCTAGAGATTATGTAGCACAGTCAACAGGTATGATGCCCGATGCAAACGGAAATCCAAAGCCATATGATTTAGCAGAAACTGACTGGGAACATTTCTTAACTCTTTTAAATAGAGGTGATAATACAACTCAGCCATATATCGATACTACTACTAATGAGTGGGTCTTTCATGAAAATTACGGATTTAATAGAGGTGGTTCTATATCTGATATGGATAATTTTCTAAATGGTGTAGCTTCATTTACAGATCAACAAACATCAGATTCTATAGGAGCTTTATTAGATATGTCTCCAGCAAATGTAATCTTTGTAGGAACATTTATTCCTATAGTTGTATTAGAAATTGGTGGACGAATAATTAAAGCAAATAAGGGTGAACCAGTTGGTGCACTAACAAATTTAGATGGATATGTTGATACTAAAATTGAGGTTAGAATATCTGCATCAAATATGGCTGCTGGTAATTCAGCAATGTATAATTATCTTTTGAATAATGGTGATCACTTGGGAAATAAGTTTACAGCAGTTCCATAATGACAATAAATTCTAATAATAAACTCTCATTTAAAAGTTGGATAAGAGAGTATAAAGATAGTTTTACTGAGAATATTATTGTAGATTATATGGGTTTAATAACACCCATGCTTTACGACTCAGCATCGGGGGTGACTGCTAATCCATCAAAAAGAGTAAAAGTTCTCGTATTTGATTATAACGAAACTATAGATATAACTCATAGAATATATGATGGAGATTGGATATATTTACCTGGAACATCTAACGATAAAGTAACTTTAAAGTATGGTAATGATACTCATGACTTTACATTTGATATCAATGGAAATTTACAAAAATCTCTTAATGATACAATTACCATTGGTTCAAAACAATTTACAGTACTAGGACTTGGTGGTGGTTTATTAGGAGGTGGAAATACACCCCCACCTCCACCACCAGCAACATACACAGTAGGACAAAATGCAACAACAGTTAATGAAGGTGGAGTTGTTAATATTACTGTCACCACTACAAATGTAGCAGACGGAACTACTTTATACTATACATTATCTGGAACTGCAACAGCAGATGACTTTGTAGGTGGCACTATGGCAGGGTCATTTACAGTCTCTAGTAATTCTGGAGATTTTAATGTTAATGTAGTAGGAGATATTATTACAGATGATGGAGAAACTTTCACCGCAAGTATAAGAACAGATTCTACATCAGGTACTATTGTTGGAACATCTTCACAAGTTACAATAACTGATGTTGCACAATCAGAAGCAATATCACAAACAGCAACCTCTATTGATGAAGGAGAAACAGTTGTTTTTACAGTATCAACATCAGGTTATCCAACTGGATCTACTTTTTATTGGACTACAGAAATAACATCAGGTGGTATTACTTCATCAGATTTTACTGATACACAATTATCAGGAACAATTACCACAAATTCAGCAGGACAAGCAGATATAAACAGAACTCTAGTATCTGATAGAATATCAGAAGGTGTTGAGAAATTTAAAATTGAAATAAGAACTGGATCTACTAGTGGACCAATAATACTAACTTCAAATGAAGTTACAATTAATGACACATCAGTAGATATAGGAGCAAATGCAAATGGAAAAACATTTGGTCCAGTTCATGTTAATAGAGATGGAGGTGGTACTAACGCCACTTCTGATTGGTATACTATATGCGGAATAGATAATATTCCCGATGGTTCTAAAGTAGCATTGTTTATTGATACATCAGGAAGTATGACCATGAGCACAATTCAAGCATCCTATGATCTACTAGTATCAAAACTAAATGCAAGAGCTATAACAATTATATCAGTTACTAATTCATCTGAAGATTGGATTACACCATTCCTAACAGACTTAGCATAAATATTCAAATATAGCGAAAGATAATGACAGTATTCACTGCCAATATAATAATATACACAGGAACAGATTTTGCCCAAACCTTTGTTTTAGAAGATGCAGCAACTAACAGTGTAAAAAATTTAACAGGTTATGTTGGATGTTCTCAAATAAAACGATATGAGACATCCACCAAATCTGGAGATTTTACAGTTACATTTGCCAATGATCGCACTACAGGTAGAGTTAGCATTGAAATGCTATCTGCAGTGACAGAGACATTAAAAGCAGGAAAATATTTTTACGACCTATTAATATCCAGTCCAGAAGGAGTTACCGAAAGGGTAATTGAAGGAACAGCAATAGTTAAAAAAGCAGTAACTAGATAATTAATTTACTTTTCAATTTTATTATTATGCTTTTCTATTAGTCTTCTAATAGATTCAACTGCAGCATAATTTTCTTTGACTTCCTTATACCTACCTTGTGGCTTATCCTTCATGGTTTTTTTACCATGAAGTTTATGCTTTGGATTTCGGGGTGGATATCTCTTATCCTCACGATCACTCATTGCACCTTCTGATTTTCTTCCAGAAGCTGGAGAACTTACTCGTTGTCTGTATCCTGCCTTATTTTTATGTGCTCCAGTATCAGTTACTTGTTTTTGTGAACCAAGATCTGCATCTGGTTGTCTTTGAGCATTAGCAAGACTTCCTGCAGCAGCTTCTTTACCACCATAACCATAACCTCTACGTTCTTTATTTGCTTTTCTTCTCTTATCACCTTCCCTTCTTTCAACCCTTCTTGCCTTAGACCCAGTTAAGGTATTTGCAGCTTGTTGTCCAGATGGTGCTTGATCAGTATCAGGATTTCCCTTTTCTCCTCTTTTAATACCTTTCTTATCTGCACGACGTGCTTCTATTAATTCAAATTCAGAATCTCTTACAATACTTTGAATTGTATTAGAATCCATTTCCATCATTACATATAGTGCCTCATCCATAGACTCAGCTTGTTTTGAATCCATTAGATAAGAACCAACCATATCAAAAGCATCCCACTCTAAATGATCTCTAAGACCATGATACTTCTGTGCTGTAATTGAATTTGGGTACTTATTAATAAATTTTAATTTCTCTTTACCACGGTCAGCATCTGGCATCTGAGACATTGCTTGCATAGTTTTGAAATCTTTCTGCTTTTGCTTCAAGAAATCAATCTTATCATTGCCAAATCTTAACCTATTTTTCTTCTCAAGATTTGACATCTTACCCAGACTATCTACTTTCTTCTGTGCATCACTACGCAAATCTGGTTTTTCTTTCTTAACCTCGACTTTTTTAATCTCGTCTTTCTTTACTTCGTCTTTCTTAATCTCGTCTTTCTTAATCTCGTCTTTCTTAATCTCGTCTTTCTTAATCTCATCTTTCTTTACTTCGTCTTTCTTTACTTCGTCTTTCTTTACTTCGTCTTTCTTAATCTCATCTTTCTTTACTTCGTCTTTCTTAATCTCATC